TTCCAGAGAGATGTTACAGTACATCGTGAGTTCCAACCACGAAAGGACTCTGTAGAGTACACAGTCTACGTCCGTATGGGTGTAGCACTAGAAGAAAAGTCGGCAGTAGCCTACGCAGTACCAACTGCTTAGTCTTATGCTATTGAGTAGAGGTCAGGTATTCCCTGACCTCTACTTCTTTTTAGTGTATAATTAATAATTAGGAGGATTTATGTTATCTAGTAAAACAATCGGAGACCTTAAGGGTTTATGTCTATCGTTTGATATTGAAATATCAAAGAATGCAAGAAAACAAGATATTATTGAAGCTATTGAAGAGGCTAAAGTTACTTGGGAAATGTATGAAGAATCATCAAAATCATTGTTTGACTATGAAGACGGTCCTACAAAAGAAGAAGTTAAAGTAAAAATACAAGAAGCAAAAGTAGAATCTAAAAAAGAAGAAAAAGTTCTTTTAACTATGGCTATTAAGCGTGGTGGATATTACGCTGGAAATGGTGTCAAGTTTGATATGGAAGAGCCATTTGTGCTTGTTAATAAATCGCTGGCAGAGCAAATATTAGCTCAACAAGCAGATGAAGTAAGGGAGGCTACCAAGGAAGAAGTAGAATCTTTCTATGGTATTTAAATGGAAGTTTTAGTAAATGATTTAGGAACTGTTGAATTTAACTATACAGCTCCACAAAATACAGTAAGCCTAGTTTACAGTGTATATGACAATGTAAATGACCAAAACCTTCAATACGAAGAAGTTCTTTTTCCAGTAGATCTTGGTGACGTAAGCACAATTAGTATTGCCACCCCTGCAGTAATTACCAAAACAGCCCACAACTATCTTCTTGGGGATGCAATTAAATTTTCTACAACTGGAGCTTTGCCAACTGGTTTAACTGCAAACACTATTTATTATGTAACAAATCCTCTTGTAAATACATTTAATGTTTCAACTAGCTATAGCAATGCAGTTTCTGGAACAAAGATCAACACAACTGGAACACAATCAGGAGCTCATACCGTTTTAAAGCAAGCAGGAACTAGTTTTACTATTACTTTAAACTCAGACGTTGCCAAATACGATAGATCTTTGGTGGTTGAAATACAGTCAATACAATTAACTGGTTACTCTTCTGAAGATATTGACATTACCGTTAAGCGACCATATGCCACGGTTTCTGAAATAAAAGCTTATTTTGATAATGCCCTTAATGGTGGAGATAGTACACTTATTGATCAATCAGATAGCTTTATTGAAAAACTTGAAAAAAGGGTAAGATATTTAATTAACTCTTATATTGGAGATGAGTTTAAGTTTGAATATAAGACAGTAGGTGCTTATGGACAGAATACCGATCTTTTACATTTAGGTCAAAGAATTGAATCATTTGATAAGATAACCTCTGATGACCTTGTAATATATGATTCCACAGAAGACACCCCTATTGATTTACTTGGGGCAACCGTAGGAATAGCACCAAGCAAGTTTGGTATTAAAGTGGTAGCAGAGGGTGTAAACATTACCGAATGGGTAGATCAAAATCCTTTAATAAATCCTTCATATTTTGGAAAAGACTCTTCATATTTAGTTCGTGGAGAATATGGATGGAAGGCAATTCCTGAAGATGTTAAAACTGCTGTATATGAACTCATTAATGATTTTATGTGCAGTGATTCTATCTATAGAAATAAAGGTTTAAAGTCAATTCAAAACGATTCCTTTAATCTTCAGTTTGCAGATGGAATGTTAAATGGTACTGGAAACCTATATGTAGACTCATTACTTTCTCAATATAAGGTTTGGAATCTAAAGGCGATTCAAATGTCTTGTTTAGCCCATTCAACATATACTATGAAGGCTGATATTTATGAGCCAACCACCACCCGTAATGCAACAAACGGTATGATTACAAAATCTTGGGCTCTTCAAAAAACAGTATCATGTTATGCTCGTGGTATTCTTGGATCACAACTTGGTGGAAACTCAGCAGATGTTGGTATAAAGGACTATATCACAATAACAAAAGACTTTATTAAAATTAGAACAACCGATCCGATATCTACTGAGCTTCGTGTTGTTGGAATAAGAAACTCAGATGTTGTTATTTGGACAGAGGACTATATTCAAAATACGGCAGGTGGCTTAAACGGATCAACTATATTTGAACCATCTGGAAGTACCCCACTTCTAGACCATACTGGAAGAGTCATTGAGTACGAAACAATATTAAAGCGTCAAGAAATACAGTCATTAGAAGTAGCTTAATATGGCAGTAGATACTGGAAAGATGCCTCAAAAAATTATGGCTACAGCAAAGTACCATACTCAAACACTTTCAGAGCTTCACAACAATCCACAGAATAAAAGCCAGATAATTAAAAACGGATTAAACCTTGTTGGTCAATATTTTGGATTTTATATGGACAATCTTGCAAGAAGAGATAGTGCCTCTTTTCACCATATTTATGAAAACGATAAAGTAGGCAGTCCAAATGCTAGATTATTTTATTATACAGTTGTATCAACTTCTAGTAATCCAAGTATACAATATACTTTTAAAGACGCTACAGTGCCTGAGAACAGCGGTCAGGTGTTTAGAAAAAGAGCCTTCGTAATGGAGGCTGGAAATCCAGTTACAATCAAACCAAGAAATGGAAAGATACTAGTATTTGATTTGGACGGAGAAAAGATATTTACAAAAAAGTCATATGTTCCAAATCCTGGTGGCACAGCAGTATCAGGATCATTCCAGAGAGCATTTAATAACTACATGAACAAGCAAGCATCTATGATGCTAGAAGATGTTGGTTTTTATGATAAAATTAATAAAGAGATATTAAAAGAATCAGAAGTAGCTTTATCAAGAATTGCCTCTGGAAACCTTAATGGCTCTGCTCTGGCTCAAGAGTCAGCAAATAGAATCGCTAGGAGATCAAAGTAATAATGCCAGATTATACAAAATTACCAGTTATGCTAATTGGCAACTACCTTTGGGCTTTGGCTAAGGGTCAGGTTGCTGGAAGCACAAAACTTTCTAGCACAGTTTGGGATACAGATTCCTATACAATTCAACCGATTTTTGCCATTAACGACTCAAATGCTATCACTAACCCAAATCCCTATATCCTGTATGACTTTCTTTATACTGGGGTGGAAGCCAAAACATTCCCTTTAATTAGAGAAGAAGCAACTCTTACTATAGTAGGACCTTGGAATAAGCTATATCCCCTAAAGAACTTTATCTATGATGCTTTGAGCAAGTTTGATATATCAGCATTTGAGATAAACAATCACATTAAAGATACTGGAATTAACTTCAAATATATCAAAGTTCGTCAAGAACAGTATGCCCTAGATGAGAAAAAGCCTGTTGGCTTAGAGTCTGGGCTTAACCTTTCAACCCTATATGTAACCTATGAATATTCACGCTCGTAAGAGATTTGTGGTAAAATAGATATTGAGGAAGCCCCCGAAAGCTAAATCAACAAAAAGCAGGAGGTGCAAATAAAAAAATGGCTAATAATTCAAAAAACATTATTGTTGGTGCTGGTGTTCTTTACATCGGTGCAGACAGTACTGAAAAAACAATCACTGATATTCCTAAGTCGCCAGCAACATATGCTGACAACACAGCAGGTACATACCAGAACCCATCTAACGTAAATGATACAGCGTTTGATCACGTTGGTTTTACATCGGAAGGTGTAGACTTTTCATTCGAACCAGATTACGGTGAAGTGCAGGTTGACCAACTTCTAGACGTTGCTAAGATTTACAAGCAAGGTCAGAAAGTTATGGTTAAGACTACTCTTACAGAAGCAACATTGGAAAACTTCCTTGTTGTTCTTGGTGGAAAAGATTCAGACCTTAGAGCAACAAGCACTCACGCTTCATCTAAGGGCAAGACACAAATCTTGGATCTTAATGGTGGTGCTCTAGGATATGCTCCAGTAGAGCGTTCTATTCTTATCGTAGGTCCTGGTCCAGAATCACTTCTAACAGGAACACCTAACGGTGGAACAGTCGTAGAACGTATTTACTTGGGTTCTCGTGCCCTATCTATGGAAACAGTTTCTGTAGGTATCAAGCGTAACGAAGCCACAGTGTTCCCAGTAACATTCCGCTTACTTCCGTCCAACTCTTCAACAGCAGTTGATGGAAACGCAATTTACGGAAAAGTTATCGATCGTATCTACGTTGGATAATTTATAACTAAATATCGTGTAATATGGTGGGTAGAAATACCCACCATATTGCTTTTATATAAAGAATAGTAGGCTATAATGGACAAAGGAACAACATAGGAGAAAAATGGCTACCAAGATTTACGAATCGATCGAAATGGAACTACAGGATGGAACAATCATTACTGTAAAACCATTAAACTTAAAGAACCTGCGTCAGGTTATGACGAAGTGGAGAGAAGTGGAAACAAAGACTACAGAAGACGAGTTTCTAGACCTCCTCCTTGATTGCACATCTATTGCAATGAAACAATTCGCACCAGAGATTTCTGATAAGGAAAAGCTAGAAGAGGCTTTAGATCTTCAATCTATGTATAAAATATTGGAGGTTGCTGCAGATATCAAGCTTAACGACCCAAACCTGCTAACGGCAGCTCAGGAACTAGCTGGAATGAACTAGA